GTTCTTTCTGAAGAAGGTATTAATGCAATATTAAAAAGCCAACGCATACCTATACAAAAAAAAGGTAAAGAATTTTCTTATCAAATGNACCCTAATTTTTCTTTGTACACTAACCCAGCAGAAGCTGGAATTAGGTATGAAAATAAATTTGCTAATGGCGGTATTGCCTCAGCTATTACAAAAATAAAAAAGAACCCTAAAGTAGAAAAATATGCAGCAGGAGCTTTAGTGCCTATTGCTAGTGGGTTAGCGACTGTTGGTGGTGCTATAGCTAGATCAGCACCCACAGCAATTAGCAAAATAAAAGACATTTTAAGCGGTAGTAGAAAAATTAAAGACATGGGAAGAATTAACTTCTCTAAGGTAGATGATATTGCTGATGCCAAAATAGTAGATGATGTTGTCGAGAAAAGCGGTAACATATTTTCTAGAAACCCAGTAACTTCGACTCTTACTGGATTAGGTTTAACTGCTGGAGTAGCGCCTTCTATTTTTGGCGGTGGTAAAGAAGAAACTACTGATCTAGGCAACGGCGGTGATGACGGTGATGACGGTGATGACGGTGATGGTGGTGGAAAGCCAGGAGATTTAACTGGTGTTCGCGGCGAAACCCTTGGCGTGTATGCTAGAAAAATATTACAACAAAAAGGATTTGAATATGATCTGACAACTGGCAAGTTTAAAGATGGAAGCAAACCAAAATTCTTAGACTACTTAAAAGCTTTTGGTAGTGGTTACATGGAGAAAACTGCTGAAGATCCTGAATTTGCTAAAAAAATGATGGCAGGTTTTGCTGCTATGACTATGCCTAAAGAGGGACCAGTAGGTTTTAGCCCACTAGGTATTAGTGAATTTACTCAAGGTTACTTAGGAACAGACTTAGCTTTAGAAGAAGCTAAACCAGCTGATCAAAAAATTCTAGAATACTTACAACAAAACCCTGATCAAAAAAATGTTCTCAACAATTTAGAAAGATCCAGACTAAATTTAGATAAAGATGATTTAGCAGCAGCTGAAGAAGTTTACATAACTATGTTTGGTCAAATAGCAAAACGTGATGGTCTTCCATCAGCAGATGCAAAAGACTTTTATTTAGTAACGCCTGACGGTAAACCTTTTATGCAATTTGAAGCTTTGACTGCTTTCAAAAACCTTACATCTGAAGAGCTTGAAACATTAAGAGACTCGTTAAAATTAAAATCAATTTAAATTAAAAATGCCTACTTTAAAACTGGAAGATGGAGCAACGGTATTTATCCCAGATGAAAGTCCAGAAACTATAAAAAAATACACCGAAGCTTATAACAAAACCAAACAAGGCGAGACAGGGGTACTTGGTGACATTGGTAGGGGTTTATTTTTAACTGGCCCACAAAAAGCTGTTCAAGGTTTGGCTGAAACTGGTTCCTCTCTTATAGACTTTATCGCTGATACAGATCTTACTGCTGATGTTAAAGAACATTTCGATAGAGTTGCTTATGAAAAACCAAAGACCCAGGCTGGAGAGATAGCTTCTTTCTTTGGTCAGTTTGGTATTCCAGGACTGGGTGCTGCTGGAGTTTTAACTAGATACGGCAAAGCCAAACAAGCTCTTGGCTTCGGTGTTGTAGATGGAGCAGTTGCTACTGATGACACCGTTACTATTTCAGATTTAGTTTTAGATAGTGAATCAGACGAAGAAAGATTAGCTAGGTTAGATGGTAGCGAGGCAGCAGCCAAAAGATTATTAGATAAAATGAATGTAGCTGCTGAAGCTAGTGCCTTTGTATTTGGCTTGCCCTTAGCTTTGAGCGGCACCAAAGCAGCAGCTAAAAAAAGTATTGACTTTGTGGCTCCAGCTGCTTCACACATAGCCAAGATGGGTTTAAATGCACAAGGCAAACTATCATCTAAAGGTCTTGATGAAAGTCTTTTAAATACGAATAAAACTCATTACGATACATTAAAAAATCTCTTTACTTTTAAAAGAGACAAACCCACAGTAGCAGTAGCTAAGGCAATGGGCGCTAAATCAGCTACCGTTTTAGCCGCGCAAGATGCTGTTAATGATGCTTTTCAAAACATCATTGGAACAATAAATAAAACTAACAAAGGCAGTTCAAGTCAAACACAAAAAATGCAATTAGCTAGAGACGTAGAAGACTATATGTTTCCAAGAGTAAAAGTTGATTTTGAGTTTCCTAATTTAAGTCAAACACAAGCTAGAGATTCAGCTAGGAATTTACAACAACAAGCATTGACAAGAATAAAAAATTTAGAAACTGATGGTGGTTTGTATAAAGGTATAGATTTACCAAATGGTTTAAAAATATCAGAACTATTAGAAAGCACTAGAAGTCAGTTTGATAATTTATCAAAGAGCGTTTTAAAAGCAGGTGATAGTACAGCGGATGAATTTAGTAATTTATTTATTAACACTGAGTTAAGAGACGCTATAAAAGAAAACATGGGATTATATGGCAGTAGGGTTTATAAAGCTTTTATTGACGGCGGTTTTAAAATGGATCCAAAGTTGAAACAAGAAGCTGTTGAACAAATCATGAGACAACATGGGGTCGATGAGCAAACCGCTAAAAGTGCTTTCAATGATTTGGTTATTCCTAAAGCAAAAAATAAAGATGCGATTGGAGTGGAAAGCGCAGATGCTTTTGTTGATAGTTTAAGAGTAGATAAAGGAATTTTAAAAGGTAGAAATTTAGACAGCTTGGAAAAAGTTAGAAAGGCTTTGGGCGAGGTTGCTGGTTATACTCAATCAACTCCAGAAGCTGCTTTAAATAATACTGCTTTGATGGCTTCATTAACGGCAAGCAGACTAGCAACTTTAACAGCCAAGTCAAAAGTTTATGATGATATTTTTAAATTAGATAAAAATGCTGGGGCTTTAGGCGAGAAGAAATTTTTAAGAGATCAGAGCTACTTTAATAGTAAAAAAATTACTACAAGCAAAGAGGGAAACATTAATGTTGCTTTTGATACTGTTGGGCCAAATGATGTGCCAATTAAATTTAAACAATTTAATCAAGAGCATGGATCTTTAAATGGTAAATTTGTTAGAGCGGATTTTTTTGATGCAATAACTAGAGCTAGTAGTGATGTCCAAGCCAACCCATTAGCAAATCTTGGTTGGTATAAGCCTATTGTTGGAATTAAGTCTGCTTCTCAATATGGTAAAACAGTTTTATCGCCAGGAGCACAGATAAGAAATTTTACTTCAATACCTTTTTTTGCCTTATTGAATGGTAATGTTGGTAACACTGGTCGATATATGGACGCAGTGCAAACTACCTTTGCTGGTCTTATAGACCCTAAAACAAAAACTTTAAAAAAAGAAATCTTAAAAGAATTAAGAGAAGAAGGGTTGAATCAAGCTGGCGGTGGTGGCCGTTTATCTGAGATAAGAGACTTAGCTAATTTATCTATTGAAGGTGCTACTTTATCAAGAGTTGGTAATATCCCTGGTATCAAACAAACAGATAAATTTTTACAAAAAACTTATGCGATGACAGATAACACTGCACGTGTATTTAGTTATATGGGTGAAAAGAAAAGATTTTTACAAGCCATGAAAAATAATACAGATGGTTTTGTTCCAGTGGAGGCTGTTAAAAATATGACTAGGTATGCAGATCTGGTTGAGCTAAATGCTTTTGGCAAACCAGTTATAAAGCCTTCAAGTATTATTAATAAATTTGGTGACGATGGACTTGAAATGTTTGCTAGAGCAGAAGCTTCAGACATAGCTCAACAAACCGTACAAAATTATCAAAGAACTTTGGGTTTTGTTGATAAATTAAAACTAGCTCCAGTAGGTAACTTTGTAGCTTTCCCAGCAGAAATATTTAGAAACACTGGTAATGCAGTTGGTAGAGCAATTAAAGAAGTTGCTAGTGATAATCCTGAAATACAAAAAATAGGCATGCGTAGATTAGCTGGGGCAACTTTTACTTTAGGTGGTACTGGTTATGCTTTAGAAAGAATAGGCACAACTTTAACTGGAGTTGATCAAGAAAAAGTAGAAGCCTACAAAAGATCTTTCGGAATGCCTTGGGATAAGACAGCAACTTTAGTACCAATAGCGTCTGATAAAGATGGCAACCCTACTCAATTTTTTAATTTTAGTTATATGAATCCTTATGATTATTTAAATAGACCCGTGAAAAGAGTTGTTGCAGAAGTAGCAGAAGGCAATAGAAATGAAGAAAGTTTATTAAAAACTTTTTACGATGGCACTAGTGGTGCTCTCGTAGAATTAACTAGTAGCTTTGTTGAGCCAGCTTTTTCTTTAAAAGCTATACTTGATTCTAGAGATGGCAGAACCGAAACGGGTAGAAGAGTATGGGGAGAATCAGATACTGTGGGTGATAGAATAACAAAAAGTCTTTTATATACAACTGAACAAATTTTACCTTCTATAACTCCTTTTTCTTTACTTTCTGATTTAGGATCTAATAATGGAATGGGCATTGATATTAGGCCAAAAGACTTTCCTAAAGCTGTCTTTGGTTTGACTGGAAGCAAAGGCGAGGATTTAAAAACTAAAGCAGGTAAGGATATGGACGTGGCTGATACTTTGGTGCAGGCTTTTAGTGGTTTTAAAGTAGTTAAACCACAAATAGACAGAACCTTATTGTATAGAGGCTTTGAAGCTTCAAGAGAAATAAGAGACGCAACCAATCAATTCAATTCTTACTTGAGACAATTTGAGCCAAGAGAGGCAGAACAATATTTAAACGCTTATATAAATTCAAATGAAAAAAGATTTAGAACCTTTAGAGATTTATACACAGCAATTGATGATGCAAAAGCGCTTGGCTTATCAGAAAAAGAAATAGAAACGCAACTTAAAAAATCTAAGGTAGCTAACTATAAAGACGTTATGCGTAATAGATTTAGACCAATCGAATTAAATGTAGATGCTTTAAGAGCTTCGCCAGCACCACAAAATATAAGAACTCCTATTAATGTTGTTGAAAGAGACTTGAGCGAACAAAATCTTGAAGGTCAGTTCAGAGATCCAAGAGATGATCAATCCCAAGGATCTGCAATATTAAGACAACAAGAAATAGATAAATTATTAGGGAAGCCTTAAAGTCCAAATTTAATTTGTTCGTCGTTACCATTTTTCTCAGCTAATTTAATCTGGCTTATGGCTCTATCAACCAACCACTCGACAGTGTTAGCCCTGGTACGGTGTGTTAATGCAGCAAGTTCGCTAAGTTTTTTATGGGTTTCTTTGTTAACTCCTATGGTAACATGGGTCATAGTTTAATTCTCCTGGTATGTTAAGTGTTTCTTAATTTTGATAAATAATTGTATAATAAAATATGGCATATAACAAATACGGTGCAATCAAAGTAAAGCTAGATGGTTATATCTTTGATAGCAAGCTGGAAGCAGCCAGATATAAATTCTTAAAAGAATTAGAAAGCGCTGGTGCTGTATCAGATATAGAGGTACACCCACCTTATCCGTGTTTTATTGAGGGTAAAAAGATTTGTTTATACAAGGCAGATTTTAAATATAAAAACGCTAAAGGCGAGGAGGTAGTAGAAGATACCAAAGGAGTGCAAACCGATGTCTTCAAACTCAAAAAGAAATTGGTGGAAGCGTTGTACCCAGGATTAATAATACAGATCGTATCTTCTCCTAGAGAATAAAATGACTCAAGATAAAAAGACTTGTTCCGTCTGTCGGAAGAGTAAACCTATGGAGCAGTTTGAGCCCAAGGTAAGACCGACAGGTACTATCTCTTATCGGAAGACCTGTCGAAGTTGCTACCAAAAAAAACGTTACAAAAAAGTAAACGAAGATCCCTACAAATTCTTAGCCCTAATATTCACTCAATTAAAAAGTTCCAGAAAAAAGAAAAGACCCGATCTGAAATGGGGTATTGTCTTAGATGATGTGATTGATCTTTGGGATGAACAAGAGGGCCGGTGTGCCTTGTCTGGCGTGTTATTGACACATGCTAAAGATGGTCAAGGTAAGAAAGAACTCAATGCTTCTTTAGACAGAATCCTGCCGCATGAAGGTTACATAATTGGGAACATACAATTGGTAGCTCACAGAGTTAACATCATGAAACACAATCTATCGGAAGACATGTTCTTCTGGTGGTGTAAAAATATAATAGACTTTAAAAGTAAAAATTAATTAAAGACTTTCTAAATCAAAAACAATTTTTTCTTTAATATTTCTTTGATGATTGTTTAAAGCTAGTACCACCAAGTACTCTATTATATTCTTAACGTCTTTTTCATTGTCTGAAGCAAACTTATTTAAAGATTCAAACGTAGCTCTGTTAATCCAAACAGGTTTACAGCCTGATCTTTGCATGAAAGGGTCTTCAAAATCACATAAATTTTTCACGTTGACCTCCTTTTATTACAAGGAATATGTCAAATTATACTATGATTCTACAAAAACTTGCAATAAATTAGAAAGGTAATGGGGTTAGGCCTAATATCCACTCATGATCTTTGCAAGCTTGTCTCTGCATTTCTGGATTAGATATCTCCTGACCTTTATGACAGAGCCAACTAGCACCACTAACATCAATTAAAGGCTTGCTGTATTTACAGTTACGACAATTCTTTTCTTTTGGATAAGCTCTTTGCATATAAACATCCCTAGATTCTTTGGCTAAATTTTTAATACGCCAATCTGTTTCAGGTATTAAACTCTCTGGCGGATTCTCCGAAGTGATAACTCGTTTAGCTTTACCTAACATGCTTTGAAATACTTCTTCATCTTTATTAATAACTTCAGTGTAAATATCTGAATTGTTTTTGTTGTAAACCAAAGCCAAACATTTATCTAATTTAAAGGCACCCATGTAACAATGTACTTGGGCTTCGTATTCCAACGACCAACGCTCATAACTATCTTCTTTAACTAAATTTTTAAAACGATTATCGTTCGCGGTTTTAATTTCTAAGATCGATGCAGCTTCTATGCCTGGCAAACCTTTTATTACACCATCAATATGGCCAGAAAAATGATCACCTAATAACGAAGCTTTATATTGTTTACCCTGCTTATCTTTTTCAAACACTTCAAAGCCTTGAGCTTTTTTTAAATAATCCACAATGATATCTTCTAGGTGTTGGCCCAGATCCAAAATCCTTGAGACTCTAGGCTCAAAACTATTGGGTGGTAAACACCAACGAAAGTTTAACCAAAGCATACGCTCATCCGGATTACCGATCTGACTCATGCCTAAATAGGGACGATAACTAGCCGGTTCTTCCAGCATAACGTGATCAATTATTTCATTTATCTTTTTCATATATAAACCTCTTTATTGGTGACAACTATTTTCTTAACGTTAAAATATTTTCCTTCTTTTTTGACAGTTATTCTATTAACGTCTTGCATTGCACCTTGATTAATTTTTCGGACGGCATCTTCAGATCGACGCGGTACTCCCCATTTCTTTGCATCTACAATTCTACACCATTGATTAATGGCTAACCCACTCATTCTGGGATGCTCAAACATAAGCGGTAAAGATCTTGGTAAAAAGCTATCTTCTATTTGAAAGAAAACTCGACAATAATCATTACCATTTTTAGAAGTTGCTAAGCTTGCTGAAGTGCTAGTGACTATTTCTTCTTTAGCTTTAACGCCTGGCTTTTGATCAGAGATCACAGCCCCACTAGCTGCCTTAGTTTGTTTAGAAACTTTACGTTCTTCAATGGACACAAGGTAAGTAGAAAACTCTGAGATTGGAAACTCAACTCCGCACTCAATACATTTCTTAGCATGAGGTTGACTTATCGCCAAACACTCACCACAAATCTTTGGTCTTCTAGCTTTAAATTCTTGATTGGGTTCAGCAGTATCGATGCACCCATGCCGAGCAATGTTCTCGCCGTAGTCTAATAACAAACAATTATCTTTGCCTGGATAAACACGCATGCCTCGACCGCACATCTGCACGTACAAACCTAAGCTTTGCGTAGGTCTGAGCATGGCAATACAATCTGTTTTAGGCGCATCCCAACCCTCTGTAAGCACGCCAACATTGCAGATAACGTTTAGCTTACCTGACTCAAAATCTTCTAGTGTCTGCCTTCTCTCGTCCCCTGGAGTTTCGCCAGTAAGCAGTTTAGATTTGATACCTTGCTTGGATAAAAACATATTCATCTTCATAGCGTGTAACACTGAGACACAGAAGAAGACAGTAGCTGTTCGACCTTTGGTATAAGCTTTGTCTGACCAATCGGCAATGATGGCCAGAATAGTTTGTTCATCCAGAGCTAACTTCTCTAAGTCTGATTCTTTGTAATCACCACCTTTGAATTTTAGTTTGGCTTTGCTGGCATCGATAATCGTATCGTCTGCCACTTGGTAAGATATTATTCTTGATAAGTAACCTTGCTCAATAAGATCTGGGATCTTAGCTTGGTAAGCGACATCAGCAAAGAAATGGTCTTTACGTTTGCCATAAATATAACCTTGCCCCATACGATAAGGGGTGGCAGTAACACCCATAACTCTAGTGGCGTGTTCAGCAGACAGTTCTTTAATAATCTTTTGATATCTGGTTTGATCGTCTGGCGAAAGGTTGTGAGCTTCATCAATAATAATGTAATCAAACTTGCCAACTTTTTCTAAGCGAGAACCAGAAGCCAAAGTATCTCTTGACGCAACTAGAATCTGAGCGTCTATCTCATGTCTCTTTAAACTACTGGATAAAACACCAACGGGTGCTTGAGACCAAACGTTTTTTATTTTATTCTCAGCTTGCTCAATTAATTCTTGACGATGAGCTAACACTAAAAATCTTGTATCTGGGTACGACATAATCTGTCGCTTGATAAAAGTGGAAAAGATTACTGTTTTGCCAGAGGCAGTGGGTAAACTTAATAGTGGGTGCTGAGTAATTGATTGACTACCAAACCAATCGAATAGTGAGGTGACAGCGTCTTCTTGATAGGGCCTAAGATCCATTAGTGTTTAGTCTTCTTTATGTTTACTTCATCATCCAGGGCAGGATCTGCTTCAAAAACTATTTCATCTTCTTCGGTGGCTATTTCAGTAAGCACTGTGTTCCAACACGTAGTAATAAGACCAGTGGCAGCAATAATGTTGTCGGTCATTTCATAAGTCAAACGTAAAGAAAACTTATTTAGAACTGAAGTAAATTCGCCAGCACTAAAGTTTTTTTTCTTGGCATAGTTTCTTAACAAATCTGACAGGTCTTTATCTAAATTATTCTTCAAATTTTCTTTCATTGTCATTTCCTATATTTAAAATACTTAACTCAGTTTCTTTTACTGCTTTAACTAATTGTGGATTAAATAAACTATCTTCGTTGCGCCAAAGTTTGTGCACTTGTTCGATAACTCTTTCGGTATTTGATATTAAATCTTTTTGATTAAGATTAATTATTTCTTTTTTCATGTCGTCTCTCTTTATATTATTATAAGTAAGCAGTTTAAAGACGTGCTTAGGTCTTGCTTGATTCCACCCTTGGTGATGGGTGGGTTAAGTGAATGAAAGCCCTATTTCATCCAATCATAATCTTTTTCACCAGTAGGCCTTTCCACAGCATCAACTTTAGTATTGTCTTGCACTGGCGCAGACTTCTCCTCTGCTGGGGCACTTGTACCTTTACTTACAAAGTCGTTTATTTTATTGCTGTCGGCATAGCCATCAGTGCCTGGTTCAATCCTTACCTTAGCTGTGAATGGTACATTCATCATTTCATCTAAGGACTCACGATTGAAGCTTACATCTGGATTCATACCCATCGATTTACGCCAAGCTTTGACGCGTCTTGCAGTGACCTGGACGGCATTGCCTTGCACAGTAAAATATTCCCATATCTTTCTGTTCGCATGACTAGGGCCTACCACATCAAACTCAACTTTGATAGATTGATTACCAGCTTTTGAGGTGTGTTGGTTCCATTGATTCGCCACCATTTCATAATTCCCGTTAGGGATTGGCGAGAAATCATTTTCATCCTCCACATTTGTTAAATCTATATCAAACTCATCTGTCATTTTTTATCTCCTGAGCACCATTAGCACTCATTAATTTTTTAGTTGCTGTTTTATATTCGTTAATAAACGAATCCCAATTGAGTTCTATCTTATCTGGAAGAGGAACTCGACTCTTCGCATCGAAAGCCGCGGAGAACTTTGTGAAAAGCATACGCTCACCCATGGCGAGTGCACGTGACTTTTCATTAAAGCCCTGCCCCGACTTAGTAACACGAATCTGATGATTTGCAAAAAAGTTGAAGTCAACCCACTCTCTAATTTTAGAACTCACTTTCTTATGTAAGTTAAGTTCCCAACGATCGTAAGGCTCACGCTCAGGATCTGCAAATGTTCTGATGGCAACGTGAGATAATAAAATCACGTTCATTTTCTTTTTGTTATTCAATACGTCAAGGGCTCTGAAGATCTTTTGAAAGCCTTCGGCAGTCATGGTGTAGCCTTTACCAAACCCTATGTCTTCTATTGAAGCAACATTCTTTTGACGACAAACTTCTTCTTGTATTATTTTTTCAGCCCAATCCGTAGTATCAAGCACCACTGTTTTGAAATCGTGTTCTTCTTGTACCAGTTGCTTTAATCGCTTCATCAAATCTTCAAACGATTCGCACAAAGGAAAGGAAGAAGTGTTCACATATCTAGTACCTTCTTCAGTCTTTATAAATATTGGGTTGGGTGCGCCAGCAGCGAAGGTAGTTTTACCTATGCCGTCAGTACCTGCTATGTTCATTTTTATTGGGCCTGGATTCATGCCTGTTTCTACATCATCTAATATACTCATTTTTTCCTCTTGTCTAAGAATGAAACATAAGGACGATCAGAAATCTTGGTCGTCAATGCTTCGGTTAATTTTTGGTAAATCGTGGGGTGTTGTTCAGCAAGAGCTGTAGTGTCCTTTTTGTTTTCTTTGAACTCTAAACTGAAAGGGAAAAGTCTTTCTGGGATCTGCCCTGCTTCATAGATATCGTGAATGAGACTTTGATCCCAATCACGTTTGATACGATAGTCAACTTTAATATCAAAATCGTACTCAGTAAAATCTATTCTAGTTGCACCGCCCGTATTGTTAGACAGCTTCACTTCTTCAGCTATTCTAGGGTGACGAGCGATAGCAATATCTAAGTCTTTGCTTTCTTCACGCAACCTGGATTGCATAGCTAAGTTGCTTTTCTTTCTGGCTAATAAGTCGGCGAGGTCGTCGAACTCTTCTATTGATTTCTCTTTCATAACTTTACTCCTGAGCGTATTATTTGATAAAGAAAAATAAATGTCAAGAAATATTTTTACTTTTAGCAAAAAATAATTTACAATCCATGACATGACATTAAAAGAGTATATTATAAAAAGAGGTGAGACACCCCTAGCTAAAGATTTAGGAGTCTCAGTTGACACAGTAAAGTCTTGGCGTTACGGAAACCGTGAACCCAGACCAAAGCAAGCAAAAAAATTAATTCTTATGACAGGTTACGCTATGACTTGGGAAGATATTTACGGACCAATAGAAGACAATGCCCTTAGTACTGAACGCTGATTCTGAATTAGAGAATTTTTCTGACGAAGCTAAAGCCGAAATGCTTTGGTCGTTTTGGGAAGAAGGTTTTCATTTAATACCTTGTGGTTCACGGAAAGAAATTATCCCAGAATATTTTCGCAAGCGTCATCCGTTTGAAAGTGATGAAGTCTTAGCAGCGAAATGGGCTAAGACCCCAAGAGTAAAGTGGGAGACTTATCAAAGAAGACAACCTACCCAAGAAGAATTGAGAGATTGGTTGGCTCGCTATCCAGGGGCGAACTGGGCTGCTATCACTGGTATAACTTTTGTGGTACTAGATTGTGATAGCACTGAGGCAGTAGAGTTCGTTGAGTCAGGTAAAGTAACTCGATCACCTTTGAAACAAAAAACCCCAAGAGGTGGATATCATTATTTTTATCAAGTCAACGATGGCCTGAACGTGAGAAACATGACTGGCAACTTAGATGTCAGAGGCGAAGGTGGCTATGTTATGGTTTCGCCTTCACTCAAATATGCTTTTGAATTAGCACAAGGAGCAGCCGTCAATGACATGATGGATCTGCCGATGTTAAACATGAACGATTTGAATTCAATACATGAATACAATCAATCGGGCAAGGTACAATCCATATCTTTAGGAACAAAAGTAGCGACAGATCCTGTCGCCGTAGGTCAGCGTAATGATACCTTGGCAAGACTCTTGGGCAAATGGGTTCGTGAGGGTTGGGGGTATCGTGAAGTTTTGATTAAAGCTTTTGATTGGAACCAAACATTGCCTTCTCCTCTGCCTTTGCCAGAGGTTTTACAAACGACAATGTCGATCACTCAAGGTCACGTCAAACGTAATCCAGAGGACGTTGATGCTGGAATCATGGCTTGGAAAACGAGCGAGTGGCAGATAGATTTGGGCGAAGAATTAAAAGAAATACTAGATCAAGAAGACCCTATTGAAGTCAAAAAGATACAAGACAATAAGACTGACCCACTCAATTTAAAAAGTTTCAACGATGAATTTTGGACAGGCATTCAGTCAGGCACGATCGAACAGTATTGGGGTGATTGCTTTGTCTTTGAACAATCCAGGTGCCTATTGATTGGTAAACCAAAGATCGGTAAGTCGAATTGGTTGGGTGGTTTTGCAGCAGCAGCTACGACTGGGCAACCGTTTATGGGTATGCCGTTTACGAAACCGTGTAAGGTCATGTGGTTGCAAGCAGAGATTATTCAAGAGTTCTTAAAAAATAGAATNGATATGTACTACGAACCTTACAGTCACGATCCAGATTTGATGGCCTTGGGACATGCAAACTTAATTCCAACGGGTCGACTCAGAAAGAACCTCATGCGTGACAAAGACATCAACGCAATCGCTGAGAGTATTGACTATCATCAACCTGACATTGTCATGATTGATCCAATTATTAATTTCTTTGATGGCGAAGAGAACAGCAACCAAGAGATTCATGCCTTGCTATCAAGAGTCGATCGCCTGATTGAACTCTTTGGTGTAGCAGTAATCATTGCGCATCACACGGGTAAAGAACGAGCCGACGATGCTTCGTTCATGTCAGCCCGTGGTGGGTCAGCTTTTGCTGGGTGGATGGACTCCGGTATCAAACTCATGGGACAGAAACCCAACGTGACAATGTTTTATGAAGCACGTAATGCTAAAGAACCTGAAACGCATTTGTCTCGCTTTGATTTTGAGAAGGGCAGTTGGGATATGGTTGACTTTGATGAAGGGCCTGACGAGGTAGAGATTGCACAGAAAGTAGCAAACGCTATGGACAGAGTTAAATTTTACAATAGGCAAGATTTGGAACTGTTAGCGCGTGAAGCCTTGAAAGCAAACAACTTGCCAAGTGGTGAGCGCGCGGCCCGTTATGCCGTGAGTCACGTGCAAAAATACTTAGGCGATGTAGTCAAGACAAAAGCGATTCCTGGTAAAGAAACTTGGCACTATCGTTTTGACAATCAAAGCCGTAAACCTTGGGAGAAATTATGAAAATAGATTGGCCGTCACTCAAAGAATCATGTATCGATACCTTCATCGGGTTGCCGATCAATTGGTTGATGTCTTACTTGGTATTGGCAACGATGTTGTTCTTTGCCTTTGAGAATGCTTTTGTTATTTCAGCTATCCAGGTATCAGTGTTGACCGTATTTGCTATCATAAGAAAATATTTTATTAGAACCCATTACAAACGAATCAATGAATCCATACAAGATTGAAGGCCCAGCACTCATAAGTTTTAGTGGGGGTAGAACTTCAGCGTTCATGTTGAGGCAAATAATAAATGCCCATGGCGGTACTTTACCCGACGATATTTACGTGACTTTCGCTAACACGGGGAAAGAAATGCCTGAGACTTTGGACTTTGTGCAAGCTTGTAGCGAGCACTGGGATGTAAAAGTACACTGGCTAGAGTTAGAAATGGCTGATGAGCGTCCGATCTATCGCACGAAAGAAGTTACTTATGAGACTGCTAATAGAGACGGCAAACCTTTCGAGGCTTTGATTGGGCGCAGATCCTATTTGCCGAACCCAGTGGCTAGATTCTGCACAGCAGAGTTAAAGATTCGACGCATGAAAGATTTCATGTGGAAAATAAAAGGCTATAAGCATTGGGACAATGTTTTGGGGCTACGTTACGACGAGCCGAGGCGTGTAACTTCGTCAAGGAATGCTTCTGATCGAGAGCGTTGGGGTAATTTAATGCCTATGTATGACGCTAAGCATACAGTCAAAGATGTCTTAGATTTTTGGCAGAAATCAAACTTTGATTTGACTTTGCCGAGTATCGATGGACAAACATTAGCTGGCAATTGTGATCTATGTTTCTTAAAAGGGCGTAAGACTTTGACTAAACTAATTAAAGAACGCCCAGACTTAACGACCTGGTGGATAGCCCAGGAAAATAGAATCGGCGAGGGTACTGGGGCAACCTTCCGAGCTGATCGCCCACCTTATGTGGAGCTCTTGAAGGAAGCTGAAAACCCAGTGATGGATGATATGTTTGAGGACGATACGATGTCGTGTTTTTGTCATGATTAAACTTAAAAACGGTTGTGCAACGCTGATTGGCTGTTTTGCACAGTGTCTTAAAAAAGTCAGTAAAATCAACACCTTTTTGGTTGTGCGGTTGTGCAAGTGCACATGCCTGCACATGCGCACAGCGTGCTCTGAAACCCTTATGTTTACTGGGCTGTGCAGTTGTGCAGTTGTGCACTTCTATAAGAAGGGGAATGAGTGGGTATGTAAACCCACATCCCCACCCCCTCTCATCCCACTTATATTAGAAAAAATAAAAAGGAGAAATGAATGAAAGAAGATAACTTAGAAAGTAGATTAAAAAATATTAAACACAATATAAAAAGAGTAAATGGAAAAAATAAAGACAATGAAACAACACATGCAATTGGTATCAGATTTAAAGAAAACATCAAAACAAAAAACAAAAACAAAAAAGGAGAAAAAAAATGCCGACTAAAATAAAACCTTCACAGAAAGAATACGTCAAGGATGCTAATGGAAGAACAACCAGTATGTGGCGGTGGAAACATTATTATTTAAAACAAGCAACGACTGAAGAGATTCAGAAAGAATTAGCACAAGGCAAGAACAAAGATAAAAATAAATTGCTTAAAGAATTGGAAAACCGTGGAGTAAAATCAACCAATGGCTAAGCAAAAGAAACTGACCAAGATGCAAGAGGTGTTTGTTAATCTCATGGTGTATCAAGATTTAACGCAAACGGATTGTGCACATCGTGCAGGGTTTAAGAATCCAGAAGTGATTGCCAGTCGGATGATGAATAATCCAGAGTATCTACATGTCCAAGAAAGAATCCAACACATGAAAGCTTTGCAACGCAAGAAGTATGATATTAATTTTGAGAACGTGGCAAAAAAATTAGCAGTGATTAGGGATGCAGCAACGGCTGACGGATCTTATGGGCCAGCAGTAAATGCTGAGATTGCGCGAGCTAAACTCGGTGGTCTTATGGTTGATAGGAAGGAAGTGCGATTTGGTAAGATTGATGGGATGAGTCGAGATCAATTGGAACAACGCCTCAATGAGCTCCTGGAACAAAACCAAGTGCGAGTCATTGAAGGCGAAGTGGTTAATCTAAAGGAGGTTAACAACCAACATCAGACTCAGGAAGATGAAGATGATTAGTATTTTCTTTGACATTTTTCTTGCGTAATCCCTTGGCCACCTCAGGACTATAGTAATTGTTTTCAGCAAAGATATGGTTAAACTCATCATCAGTTAAATCAAGTTTGCTTTTGATTAAATCCCAAGCATCATCAACTAGTTTATCGTAATCAGTATATTGTTCGGATCTGCCTTTATCAAAGAGCTTGTGTTCAAGTAAATTAATTGCTTCTATTATGTTCATATTAGTTCTCCATGTGTTTTAAAATGTGACATATTACCTCAACTGTCCAACCATTGCCGAGCATTTTGTAACGCTGAGTATTGCTCACGTGATTTGTATAATTATCTGGTACTGTCTGTAATCTTTCAGCCTCTATAGGATCAACTTTTCTAATACACTTAGCGTCAACCAATACATTATAAGGCACTCCTTTATAGAGATTAGCCGTAACACAACTGGATTTTTCATTTTTAATATCGCTATGATGTGCAAAATCCCAATGTGTTCGACCACCTTTAACTTTTCTGTTCATATAGGCAAGTGCTTTGGCACTGTGTATTAATGAGGGTATGTGGCCACCGCCAGATGCAGTTCTAATAGTTACGGATTTATCAGTATGCACTCTAGGTTTCTTCTCTTTAAAACCACCATATATATTTGACAACATAGGCTCTTCAACATCACTTAGTAATATATCTTTTAACAATATGCCTTTATCTTTAGGTTGATTAACATTAGGTATGTTTGTCCAATAAAATCTTTTGCGTGTCTGAGCTGAAACTAAAGCTGAATCTATAAGTATAGGTTTAACTCCTACTTGCTCACTAATGACATCTAAAAATTCTTTTTTCATACGGACATTTTCCAAGAGAAAGTATTTAGGTTTAATGGCTTTGAGCAAACGAATGAACTCAAAGAACAGGGACGAACGTGGATCGTCAAAGGCTAATTGCTTACCTGCAAAACTAAAACCCTGACATGGACTACCTGCCAAAATTAGATCTATATCTTTGAAATCGTTGGGGTCTAACTGCGTGATGTCACCAACATGAATGGTATCTGGATAGTTTTCTTTGGCTACTGTTATTGCGTACTTGTCTATCTCACTTGCGTAATAGGTATCTACTTCAATACCTAGTCGATCAAGTGCGATTCGACCACAACTCATACCATCAAAAAGACTTAGGACTTTCATGCTTTATTCTTCTAATAAATTATTGCGACCTTCTAGCATGGCTTCAATTTCAACTTCAAGATTATCTATCTGTTGGATTAAAGTATCGTATTGCTCTGGCGAAGTAGCGTGTCTTTCGATAATGCCTTTGACCCGATCCAAGATTTCATCATAGCCTTCGTAAGTTAAGTTTTTTCTTTTGTTTAACATTATTGTCCTCCTTTTAAATATTTTTTTAACAATTCCTGGTTAGATAATTTTTCTCCCATGATAATAACTTTGCTGTTTTCTAAGACTCTTTCCACGAGGCCATTATTATAAATGGTATCTTTAACATACTTGCCATTCTTTGTGTCTTGGGGGCGATCGTCATACCACATATTAGAAAGGGTATGAAAATGGTAAGACTTAATAGTCTTTGCCCATTTTTCTGCCAGCAGTAAAGTTTTTTGTTGTTCAACTGCCTGTTTATATTCAGTCATTAGATATGCTCCTCAATCGTATAAAACTTTTTCTCTTTACCGATATAATTACTGTCTATAAATGTTTCTGCATCAATTACTTCTTCAAACTCAT